TATTGTAAAGAAACTAAATACAGTAAAGAGCATTGGAACTTTTATCAAAACATCCAATGGATTTAAAGTTGTTAATCCAGAAGGGTATGTTGCAATTGATAGAATTTCTGGTAACGCAGTTAAATTAGTTGATAGAATGGAATTTAGTTTTAATAACTTTACTGCAATCAAGGCGTGGGATAAATGAAAACATTCGATGATCTAGTCTTTGAACTTTCTGAAAGGAAAGCAATGACACTTTCTCAGAGAAGAAAGATGGCATTAAGAATGCGTAAGATGATGAAAAACCCTGCCGTTCAAGCAAAGATTGCGAGACAGAAGAAGAAACTTGCTCCTGATTCAAAAATACAACAAAGAGCAAACAAGGCTGCAAAACAGATAATTATTAAAAAGTTTGCTGGTATGGATAAACAAGATTATGCAAATTTGCCTTTACCAACTAGACAGGCACTAGATGATAGACTTGTTAAGCAGAAGGCTGGTGCAATTAAAAAGATTGCAAAGAAGTTGATGACAAGAATGAAAAAGGCTGAATTGGAAAGACTTAAAAAAGCAAGAGAAATGGGTAGTGAACAATGAAGAGTTTTAAGGATATCAGAGAAGCCCGTGGGGATACTTGCGTCTTTACATTTGGACGTTTTAATCCACCAACCACTGGACACGAAAAACTAATAGAGAAGGTTGCATCTGTTGCTAAATCAAATCCAGGCGCACCCTATTATATTTTTGCATCTCACTCTGAAAATCCAAAGAAAGACCCTCTTCCATATGCAAAGAAAGTTGCATACATGAAAAAGATGTTCCCAAAACATGCAAGGAACATTATCGTAGATAAAGCACGAAACGTATTTGAGATTGCAGTATCACTACACAACAAAGGACACAAATCAATCGTAATGGTTGTTGGTTCTGATAGAGTTGCAGAGTTTGAATCTCTACTCAACAAATATAACGGTGTTGATGCAAGACATGGTTACTATGGTTTTGACAACATTGAGGTTGTATCTGCTGGTGAACGTGACCCAGATGCAGAAGGTGTAACTGGTATGTCTGCATCTAAGATGCGGGCCGCTGCCTCTGCAAACGATTTTGAACAGTTCAAACTTGGACTGCCAAAGAACTTCAGTCAATCAATGTCTCTGTTCAAAGATGTTCGTAAGTATATGGGCATTCGTGAATCATTTTCGCCAAGAGAAGAAGTTCTAACTGAAGAAGATGTATTCAGAGATTTGTATGTTCGTGGAGAGATTTTAAACATTGGTGAAGAAGTTACAGATTCATATACTGGTGTAACTGGTAAGGTTATTCGTAGAGGAACAAACTATGTTACTTTTGCAGAAGAAGATGGAACTACTCACAAGAAGTGGTTGTACGAACTTCAAGAGATGACAACTGGACAACTCATTAAAAATGTTTTGGCAAAGACAGTTAAGAAAAAAGGTTATGAGAAGGCCGCAGAGGTTTTGAAATCTGTTATTGACAGAAAGAAAAAAGAGACTAATAATAATCTAAAACATTCATTGTCATATTATGCAGACCAAGTTGCAAGAACTATGAGTGGTATTAACTCACGAGCATTGCATAATATGTTTAAGGACAAGTATCCAGAACTTGCGACTGAGGATTGTTGGCCAGGGTTCAAACAAGTTGGAATGAAAAAGAAAAACGGAAAAGACGTTCCTAACTGTGTTCCAGAAGGTAAACAAGACAAAGATATTAAAGATAGAGAAGGAACTCAACCAGCGAAGTATTATGCAAAAGATGCTGAAGGTGACGATATGTCTAAGTCCACCAAACAGGCTCGTGCAAGACACTTTGAGAAGGGTGCAGAAAAGGACGATGGTGATGATAGTGCATACAAACCAGCGCCAGGCGATAAGTCTGCAAAGACTAAACCATCTCAGTATACAAACAAGATGAAGAAGAAATTCCCAGACTTGTATAAAGAGTCTAGGATGGTTGAGGATGCAGATAAGTCTCTTGCAAAGAAAGCAGAAGCTTCTGGTATCTCAGTTTCGATCTTAAAACAAGTTTATAATCGTGGTGTTGCTGCGTGGAGAACTGGACACAGGCCAGGCACTACTCCTGAGCAATGGGGACACGCAAGAGTTAATTCCTTCATCACTGGTGGTAAGACAAGAACCACTGCTGATGCAGATTTATGGAAGAAACACAAGGGTAAGTCTGAAGAGAAAGAAGACCCTCGTGAAATAGGAACAGATGCAAGAAGGGAGATGACTCAAGAAATGACGCCAGGACAACCAGTAATTTCATTTAAAGAACACACAAAGTGTGGAACTCCCGATTGTTGCAATGAGTGTGAAACATCAAGTCTAATTGAATCCAACATCTATCGTGTTGGTTCAGAAAAGTATTTTGAATTCTTCCAAGAAAAGAGAGATGCTTATAAAGTGGGTGTCTATAATCCAGTAGGTTTCGATAAAGAACTTATGGAAGGAGATTTGGGCAAATATGCTATGTATCAAGGAGTTCCAGTACCACTGGACTGTCCTATGATGTTTGAAGAAAAGGATGTAGAACTAAACAAACCAAAGGTTGGTGGCCCTAAGAAGTACTATGTGTATGTCAAAGACCCATCAACAGGGAATGTCAAAAAGGTTACATGGGGTGACACAACTGGACTAAAAGTCAAGTTGAATGATCCAGAGGCAAGAAAATCATTTGCTGCTCGTCACAAATGCGACCAACAAAAAGACAGAACCAAAGCCGCATATTGGGCATGTAACTTGCCACGTTATGCAAAGCAACTTGGTTTGAGTGGAGGAGGCAATTTCTATTGGTAAAACCATATGAGGACACTGAAGTAGAGGGTGGTGCTTTTATCAGAACATTCGATAAAAACCTAAACGAAGAAGAACTGATATGGCATAGAGATAAAAGGGACAGAGAAATTGCAGTACTCACTGGTGGAGGATGGCAAATTCAAATGGACAATAAACTACCAGAGGAATTAAAAGTAGGAAAGTTATATTTTATTAACAAAGAGGAATATCACCGACTCATCAAAGGGAACGGAACTCTTAGAATAAAAATTTGGGAAAAATGAAATGACAAGATATTCAAATACAATGCGTGATATTCTCTCACAGATTCGTGAAGGATATTCACCAAAAGAAATTAAAATGGCAATTGGTATTGCATCTGACAAACGCTACAAAGGTGGTAACATGACAGGTGCAGTTAATGCTATTGAAAAAATTAAAAAGGGATTGTCTGATCACCCACAGGTAAGGGCAGTTCTTCAAAGAGTAAACGAAGCACCAGAGGATATGGAGCCGGCATCACCAGATGAAGGTTCAATGGCTCTTGACCAATTGAAGTTTATGTCTTATGCTGCAAGTAAAATGATGGAACACATCCAAGGTGGTGGAGAGTTCCCAGAGTGGATGCAGAACAAGTTGTCTGGCACACATGAAAAGATGAAGTCTCTTTATGCAAACATTGAACATAGTGAGATGAAAGAGGAAGTTGAACTGGAAGAAGGTAAATCATCTACTGGTTACGAACTCTATCACAAAGACTTCTCATCTGCAATG